TAGTAACCTGAAAATTCAGTTGATGACTACGGGTGAGAACACCACCACGTGGGGCAACGTTACCAATGTCAACCTAGGCACAGCTATTGAAGAAATGGTGGTCGGGTCGGCGGATGTGACCTTTGCCAGTACCACGGTTACCCTGACGTTGACGGATACCAACGCAAGCCAGACGGCGCGTAACATGCGTCTTAACCTGATTGGCACTTCGGGCGGCGCACAGAACTTGATAGTTCCCGCCGTTGAGAAGGTCTACCTCGTCAACAACGGTTGCGCTGACGCAATCACGGTTAAGAACTCCTCGGGCACAGGCATTGCGGTCCCTGCCGGTAAGACCATGTGGGTCTACAATGACGGCACGAATGTTACAAACGCTGTCACCCACCTGACTTCGTTGACACTTGCTGCGGCCCTTCCGGTGGCTAGCGGCGGTACGGGCGTCACGACTTCTACTGGTTCGGGTAATACTGTCCTGTCCACTAGCCCAACGCTGGTCACTCCGGTCCTCGGCACCCCCACTTCCGGTAACTTGGCGAACTGCACGGGTGTCTCTCTGACCGCTGGTGTCTCTGGCACACTTCCGGTTGCTAACGGCGGCACGGGCGTCACGACTTCTACTGGGTCTGGCAACAACGTCCTGTCCACCAGCCCGACGCTGGTCACTCCGGTCCTCGGCACCCCCACTTCCGGCAACCTGTCTAACTGCACAAATATCTCTCTCACTTCTGCTTCCGGCACGCTTGCGTTCGCTAACGGCGGCACAGGGAAAACCAACGGCACGACTTCTATTATCGGGCCGAACACACCCACGACAATCTTTGCGCATGGCGGCTTTTCTTGGCTTGTGACGGCGTACAGTTTAGCCACCGGGTACGGCGTGACTGGGGTGGTGACTTCCTACACAGGCGGCACGGATGTCGCCAATCTCGCTCAATACCCGACTTCCGGTAGCGCCTTCAGTATCTCTGGCGCAAACGTGCAGCTTACTTTTGGCGCTTTGTCTACAAACGACGCCAACTGGAGCGCGATTAGGGTTAGTTAATAGGGGAAAAAATTAAATGGCCTTTGATCCTGTCTCAGCCGCCCTTGATATTGGTGGCAAAGTTATTGACCGCGTGTGGCCTGATCCGGCCCAGAAGGATGCTGCCAAACTGGAGCTGATGAAGCTCTACCAAAACGGTGATCTGGCACAGCTTGCGGCCCAGACGGAGCTTGCCAAGGGCGCTGCGGACATCATCAAGACGGAAGCGGCTGGCGGGTTCCTCGCTTCTAGCTGGCGTCCCATTACCATGCTCGTTTTTGTGGCCCTGATTACGGCCCGGTGGTTTGGCTTTGCTGCGCCTAACTTGCAGGAAGCTGAGTATCTCAAATTGTGGGATATCGTGCAGTTGGGTCTTGGCGGGTACGTCATTGGCCGGTCAGTCGAGAAGATCGTGCCGTCCGTTGCTGAAGCCCTGAACAAGAAGTAGGTGGGGTATGGCTTGGTCAGACGTTCTTAAGGCGGTAATCCCGATCATCGTCGCGGCCTTGGCTTGGCTGCTGGGTCAGGTGTCGTCGGCCAATGAGCGGCTGGTTAAGATCGAGTCTGCCATGCCCGCGCTTATCACCAAGGAAGGCATCCCCACGGATAGCCCGCTATCGGCTGAACGTCGGGCTGTTATGAAAGACGCTCTTCAGCGCGAAATCAATGACTTACACGTTCGCGTCATGCTGCTCGAACAACTGAAGAAGTAACCCCATGCCCCTGATTAAACTCCAGTTCAAACCCGGCATTAACCGGGACCAGACTGACTACTCCGGTGAGGGTGGTTGGTACGAGAGCGAGAAGATACGCTTCCGCTCGGGCTACCCCCAGAAACTTGGTGGCTGGGTTAAGGCTACTACTAACACTTTTGTCGGTGTAAGCCGCCAGATGTGGAACTGGATCACTACCTACGCGGACGACCTGCTTTCCCTAGGGACTGAGAAGAAGGTCTATATTGAGGCTGGTGGTGTTTTCTTTGACATCACACCGCTGCGTACAACTAATCCTACGCTGTCTAACCCCGACACGAATAACTGCGTGCAGACGGTGTCTGGGTCTCGCAAACTAATTATCAACCTAGGTGTCGCACACAACGCAGAAACTGGGTCCTACGTAACCATTGCTGGAGTTACCGGCACCGTTGGCGGCGTGCCTAACTCTGAAATCAACGCCAACCACGAGATCGTAGTCATTGACTCGGACTCATTCTATTTCCCGGTTACTACGGCTGCTACTTCTACTGTAGCTTCGGGTGGCGGAACGGCTATCACTGTCAGCTTTGAGATTGACCCCGGTAACGCGATAGCTATTGCCGGTTATGGTTGGGGTGCTGGTACTTGGGGTCGTGACGCTTGGGGTCTGGGTTCTACCACTGGCGCGGTGTTTGATCCGCAGCAGGACTGGTGGTTTAACAACCTCGACAACGACCTTGTTATGAACATCCGCAACGGTGCGCCCTACTACTGGAGTCGTGGTACCAATACGGACCCGTCTACGGCGCTGGCTACCCGGGCTGTTACCTTGCAGTCCATTGCTACGGCTGATGGTTTCGACCCTAATGCGGTCCCCGTTAAGGTCATGCAGACCCTTGTGTCTCAGCAGGACAAGCACGTTATTGCTTTTGGTGCAGTGCCTTACGGCAGCACTGATCCCGACGACTTTGACCCACTGCTTATCCGGTGGGCTAGCCAAGACGAACCCGGTCAGTGGACCCCTGCGGTTACAAACTCGGCGGGTTTCCTACGTATATCTCGTGGTTCCCGTATCGCCTGCGCCCTGCCAACACGGCAGGAAATCTTGGTTTGGACTGATACTCACCTCTACACCTTGCAGTTTACCGGTACTACCGATGTGTTCAGTTTGCAGGAATACGCAGACAACATCTCTATTATCTCACCCCGCGCCACCGTAAGCGCCGCGAGTGTCACGTACTGGATGGGCCAAGATAAGTTCTATGCGTACACAGGTCGTATCGAAACGCTGGCTTGCACCCTGCGAAACCACGTGTTCGAGAACCTGAACTACAACCAAGCCGCGCAGATTGTCTGCGGCACCAACGAGCAGTGGAACGAAGTCTGGTGGATGTACCCCAGCGAAGACTCCAACTGGAATAACAAGTACGTAATCTATAACTACCTAGACAAGATTTGGTACTACGGAACAATCCAGCGCACCGCTTGGTTGGACACGCCGCTTCGGCGCTACCCACAGGCAACGAATACGGCTGAAGATTCGGTAACAGCGACGATCACTGGGTCTATTGCTACCACTACGCTAACCGTCACGGCTGTGACCGGGACAATACAGGTCGGCATGGTCCTGACTGGGAACGGCGTTAGTGCTGATACCTACGTTATTGGGCAGAAGACTGGCACTACGGGTAGCACCGGTACCTACGAGATCAGCCCGTCCCAGACAGTTATTGCTACTACAATCACGGGGTCTATTGGCGCTCCCGGTTACCTGTACAACCACGAAAATGGTGTTAACGACGACTCTATTGCGATGGAAAGTTCTATCCAGTCCAACGACTTTGATATCGAGGACGGAGAGCAGTTCATGCTCACCAGACGTATTATACCTGATATCGACTTCGCAGGTTCCACGGCGACTGAGCCTGAGGCCACGCTTACGATACGCCCCCGTAACTTCCCCGGTTCGGCGTTTGCAGGTGATGCGTCGGACTCCCAACGGATAATTGAGACTTCGGTTGGTGTGTATACGGGGCAGGTCTTTGTTCGTGCCCGTAGTCGCCAGATGGCTCTGAAGGTCAGTTCGACTGTTCTGGGGGTCCAGTGGCAGCTTGGTGCTCCACGCCTTGAAGTTCGCCCCGATGGTAAACGCTGATGGCACTTGTTGGGTTCAGACATTCACCCCTGCCAAACCCCACACTGGAGTATGACGCCCAGTACGTACGGCAGCTTATCCGGGGGATTGAGCTATACTTCAACCAGCTGGACTCCCTGACACCCAACCAAGCCCAGTCTTACACAGCTGATGCGTTTATCGGGGGGACTATTACCCTTGGGAACTACACCAACGCAGAGAAGCTAGCCCTTACCCCGGCTACCGGGATGATGGTGTTTGATACGACCCTGAACAAGATTAGCGTGTACTACAGTGCGGGTTGGCGGGTCATAAACACAGTCCCCAGTACAACTCTGACTACTACGGGGGTCTCGGCCACCGGGTCTGTGGGCACAGTTACAGTTTCCACCCCGTAGGGGGTTCGTTTCTAGGCTTTAGTTTTAGCGTAGTTGGTAATATAACCCTAAGTACTCCTTGAGTTTAAGGACTTCCCGATGAACCCCTTGTCACAGCAGATGCAAGCCCAAGGCCGGGGTAATGACTCGGTTCTGGTCCACATGTCCCCCCGGGAAGTCGGTGGCTTGCAGGCTCTTGCCCAGTCTTATGGTGGTACGCTGACCCGCAACCCTACCACGGGCCTGCCGGAAGCCGGGTTCTTGGACTCCATCCTGCCCATGCTTGCCGGTGCGGCGGGTGGCGCTATGGGCATAGACCCTTGGATGGCTGCTGCTGGTGCGGGGTTGGTGCAGGGTGCGATTACTGGCAACCTTGAGAAGGGTCTGACGGCGGGCCTTAGCGCTTATGGTGGTGCGTCATTGGGTCGCACTTTGAACCCAGAAGGTACTATTGGTGGGTTTGGTTTCAACACCCCCGCAGCCCCTGTTACCCTAGCCACGACTCCGCTCCCCCCCGGTGATATAGCGGGTTCTGTACCTGATCTAGCTTCAGACCCTGCTGCTATGGGTAGGTTAGCTACTTTGCCGGGGGGTACGTATACACCTCCAGCGGGCATACAGCCAGTTAGGCCAACCATTAGCTTGGGCTCTAGCGACATTAGCACGCTGTCCAGACCCCCGGCGATCCCGGAAGAACCTGCTGGTTTCTTTGACCGCTTTAGCGCCAACGCCGCTCGTGGCCTTGAAGACACAGGGCTAGAGAAGTTCGCCCCCTACGCTGCCGCATTTGGTCTAGCCACGCCGTTTCTGGCCGGGAACAGCCAAACCTACAAGGCCCCGGAACCTGAGAAGGTTAACTACGCTGGCCCCTACCAGCCCATGCCGCGCAGGGTTGTCTACCCCACCAACCGGGGTCCTAAGAACCCTAGGGACTCTTCGGAGCATATGTTCTTCCCGGACTCCAACCCGTATCCGGGGTTCCTTCCTGCGGACGCTTTTGTTGCGCCTACTATCCGCATGGCAGAGGGCGGCTTGCTACCCCGTGCGGCTCCCCGTACTGGCCTGACAGCCCCAGAAGCACCCCGGTATTCCGGCGAGAGAACTTTTAACTTCCCGAAATCTAACTACGTACCCCCCGCTGCCGCTGCCGCTGCCCCTCCTTCGGCTGGCTTGCAGGCGCTTACCCAGCAGTACCCCACGGCTACCCCTGCACAGATTAAAGAACACAGTAGCTGGATAGATCAGGGCGGTGACCCCAACGTCTCCCTGTCCCTTATGCAGGCGTACAGCCCCGCAGCTAACATCAAAGAACTTCAGCCGTGGGCGAAAGAATATAAGGGCGATAGCTACCGCGACTCCCACCCCGTAGACGCCTTTGGTAACCCGATTGGCTGGAGCCTCCCGGCCCAGACCGCCCCGACCACGGATGCTAACGGCGTCCCCTCGGGCTGGGACCCCCGGGACTGGGAGAACATGAAGAACTTCAACCCGGGCATGCCAGACCCGGAATATATAATGAATAACCCGTGGATGGGGGGGATGCAGTTCGGTCCTGCGCCGCTAATGAACCAGTTAGCGCCTATGGCAGTATCTACAGACAGCAGTGGGCAGAACACTTATAAGCCCCAGCCGGAACCGCAGTTTGATAGCCGTCGTTTAGAAAACGCTTACGGTATCGGAATTGCCGAGAAAGCGGCTAAAGAAGCTGCGGCTAATGCCGGGGCTGCGAACAACCAGACCGCGCTTAACTACGCCCTATATGGTGGTCCCGATGCCCCGGAAGGCGCGGTTACCCCCGAAGGGTTTGCGCCCAAAACTTCTTCCGGTAGCTCCACGTTCTTGGGCGCTTTGAACAGCATTATACCTAGTCTGTCTGGGTCCAGTGCTGCTCCCGGCGCTGCGCCTACGAAGCAGGATTACACGGGTATTGGTGGGACCCTTAGGGGGCTTATGAACATGACCGGGGGTCAGTATGCTAATCTTGCTCGTACTCTAGGCGCAGGACTAATCCCCGGTGGTACCCTGCTAAACCAAGGTATCGGCGCACTGCAAGGGGCCACAAACGTGCGTTCGGCTCCCGGGTTCGAAGGTAATAACTTTTTGAACTACCTAACCAGCGGGCCTAGCTCCGAAGCTGCCGGGGCCAACGTAGCCGCAGGTAATTGGGGTGGTGCTCTTCGTGCTTTGGCACCCTTTAACATTCTAGGAAAACCTCTCCCTACGGACGCAAAGGCAGCGGGCGGCGTAAACCTTGAAGACGGGTCCTTCGTGGTCGATGCCCGTACGGTGGCTGAACTGGGTAACGGGTCGTCTGGCGCTGGTCAGGAAGTCCTAGCCCGCCTTGGTGGTCGTCCTATTCACGGTCCCGGCGATGGCGTAAGTGACTCTATCCGTGCTAATATCGGCGGTACGCAGGAAGCCCGGGTCGCCCGGGATGAGGTCAAATTTGACCCCGAAGCGGTTAAACGTTTGGGTCGCGGTAACCCCAAGAAGGGTGCCGACAGGCTCTACGACATGATGAAAAAAGCTGAGAAGGCCAGAAAGTCGGCTTCTCGTGGTAAAGACACGGGGCTGCGTGCCCTTGCAGGAGCAAAATAATGGCTGATATGCCCGTTCAAAATTCAACGGTTACGACTACTAACCTACCGGCGTATATCCAGCCGTATGTCGAAAACGTGCTTCAGCGCGGTCAGGCTGCGTCTTACCAGCCGTACGTACCGTATGATGCGCAGCGCATTGCCGACTTTACCCCGGGTCAGACCTACGCCCAGCAGCAGGCTTATGACTTGCAGAGGCCGGGTCAGTTTGGTCAGGCTACCGATCTAGCTGGCGCTGCGGGCCTTGGTGCTTTGTCTGCGGGCCAGTACACCCCGGCTTCCTTCACTGCCCAGAACATCACTGCTCCCCAGCTTCAGCAGTACCAGATGGCTACGCCGGATCAGTTCGGTCAGGCTCAAGCCCAGCAGTATATGTCGCCGTACTTCCAGAATGTGCTGGATGTGCAGAAGCGCGAAGCCATTACGGATGCCCAGAAGGCTCAGTTGATGACCAACCTTGGCGCGGCGCGTCAGGGTACTTATGGTGGTGCAAGGCAGCTGCTGGCTGGTACGGAACGCGAGCGTAATCTTGGTATGCAGATGGGGGACATCCAAGCTAAGGGTCTCCAGTCCGCGTATGAAAACGCGCAGCAGCAGTTTGAGCGTGACCGTGCAGCCCAGATGGGTGTTGGCCGCACTAACCTTGAAGCCCAGCTTGGTATTCAGCAGCTTGGTTCGGGGCAGCAGATGCAGTCCCAGTTGGCTAACCAGCAGTATGGTATGGATGCCCAGAAGGCTGCTGAAGCTTCGCGTCAGTTTGGTACTTCCAGTGGTCTTCAAGGTCTTGCTCAGGCCCTTCAGAGTGCTAATACCCTTGGTAATCTCGGTCAGACGCAGCAGTCTTCGGACCTTGCGCGTATTCAGGCTCAGGCTGCGGCGGGTGCTGAACAGCAGGCTATGGATCAGCGGTACATGGATACGGACTACGCTGACTTCCTGCGCCAGCGCGACTACCCGATGGAACAGCTGAACTACTACAACTCTCTGATCCGTGGTCTGCCGATGACTATGGGCTCCACGGCAACTTCGTACGCACCCCCGCCGTCTATGTTGTCTCAGCTTGGCGGTCTGGGTCTTGGCGCTGCTAGCCTTTACCAGTTGTCTAAGTAAGGACTAAGGAACGACGATGGCTCAAGCTAATTCCAATACCCTTAGTATGCAGTCCCCTGAACGTGTTGCCGAAACGTACGGTGGCAACAAGCAGAAAATTGCTCAGGCCGTTCAGATGGGCGTCATTGATCCTACGACGGGTCTTATGGCTGGTATGTTTATTGACCGGATGCGTTCCGCACAGGCACAGGAGCAGGCACCCAACCAGACTGTAGCCCAGCGGGTCCTTGGACCGCAGGCTCCCCCCGCTCCCCCGGCTGGTCTTGGTGCTACTCCGCAAGGTATGCAGATGGCCGGTGGTCCCGGTCCCCAGATGGCTGCGCCTCCCCAGATGATCCCCCCTGCCCCGCAGGGTCCCGTTCGCATGGCTGGCGGTGGTCTGACGACGCTCCCTGTGCCCGACGATATGTACGACGAGCAGTCCTTCTCTGGCGGCGGCATCGTGGCTTTTGCTGACGCAGGCGATGTGCGGACTAAACGCCGTAAGGCTCTGATGAATATTATACGGACGGCGGAAACTTCCGGCCAGCGCGAAGCTGCGCGTATGGAACTGAATGCTATGGATGGTATGGGTCCCGGTAGAACTTCCGGGCGCGGACTTGCTGACGCTTTGGCTGACCTAGACGCTGCCACTGGAGCCCCAGTGGGTGGCACTCGTATGGACCCTTCAGGTTATAAAGAACCGCCAGCTAATCTGTTCCGTAACGCAGAAGCTGCTCAACGCGGTCCGCAGATGCCCAACCTCTCTGGGTTCGGTGACGCCATTATGGCTGCTAACCTTAGAGAAACGGACGCTGCTCGTGGGACTGATGCTTCTGGTGGTATGAGCCTGAGGAGTCCTGAGTTGGCTGCTATCG